TTTACTTGTCAACTGTTGCGTTCCAATCAGTGTGACTTTTTACCGGTTCTGATGAACTTCCTTGCTTGACATTTGGTGCTTTACGTCTGAAGTACGTAGGTTGATAGAACTCTGGTGAGCTGTCAACATAGCGTCTACTGACTTCATTCCAGGCTAACCCTACTGTATGCTTCATCAACTGCCTAGCTACGAAGATTGGTGCTTTGATTCTGAACTGAATAAAGCAATGACTGAATGGACTCCAATGGTTGTGTTTAGCTAGATAGTTAATCAACTTGATGTCTTTAGGATCTAACACAGGTAAAGGAAAGTAGTGGTTACTTTGCTCTGTGTCATACCAATCAATAGCCTCTGACTCTTTATCAAAGCTAACACGAGCAGCATTGACTACCGTTAAGTCATTTCCCATGTGATCGATGTAGTCTACTTTAATGTTTGCCATAAACCTTTCTCATCCTGGTGGCTTGTTTACTTTCCTCTACAGTCTTCTGCTTCTGATGTATTTCCCAAAGTTTAGCCTTTGATGCTAGGTCAATGAAGTGATCAAGACTAACCAGTGCTAAAGGATCAGATCTATTCTGCTTGATAACTAAGAGGGGTTCTTTGTCTTTGCCTTCACAGTGCCGTATTGCTTGTTCATAGTCAGTGTAGACTGCAATTCTTGCTCTGTTCTTGCACTCAACGCCGTACCTAAATCGTTCCAGTGCATTCGTCGAGAGCCAGACATCCTCGCCCTGTGTACCCATTGGTGTGCTTTTGCAATCATGTTCGCTTAGATTGAAAGTGTCTCTTAACTTTTGTACCACCAGCTTTTGCAGCAGTCTTCCTTTGTTTTTTGCGCTTGAAGGCTTCAATGTCAATCTCCGTCCAATTACTTATCCAGCTCTTAGGAATGATCATAACAGCATTACAATCATTCTCTCCTATCGCTGCTGCTAGGTGTACTTCATCATCAGTCTCATGCGTCATAAAACCAACGGACTTACATCTCGCTACAGAGCCAGTACCCTTTAATTGCCATCCTGAGCTGGCTACAGCATCTACCCACTCTAGGTAGACGATGGTGTCGGTGGTTGCCATATTTCATCCTTCCTACGTCTAATCCACAGTAGTTGTCCGTTCTCTAACACACGTTCAGCATCACCGTCATAAGCCTTCAGAACAGCCTCATACATGGCTAGGTCAGTATCAAAGTCACCGAGGATCTTGTCAGCCTTCTTAGGACCAATACCACGTAATCCCTGTACATTGTCTACCTTGTCACCAGTAAGGATCTGACGATAGAAGTTCTTGATTGCTTCTTTGTCATTCACGTAATAATGATCCTTCTTCACAGGATTATAGTGATGACCAGGGATCATGTCTAAGTCTTTGTCAATGGATACGATGATTGAATTATCCCTGGTTAGCGTGGCATGGATTCCAATAGCATCATCAGCCTCTTGTCCATCAGCCACTCTGAAGTCCCAAGCAGTAATAAGATACTCACGAAGGCTATGAAGATGTACGGGCCTAGGCGCATCCTTTCTGTTTCCTTTGTAGGGTTGTGTCTTAGCGATGTCATGCCTGTAGTTGTCCTTACCAGTTAAGTAACCGACATGGATGTTAGAGGAGAGTTCAATAAAGATCAGCTCCTCCAACATGTCTGCCATCGTTCTGATAGCAACCTTCTCTGGTTCCTCGTTACAGGCAAAGCCTACACGGTAGCAGAGAATGTCACCATCAATGATTGGCATTAGCTTCATTACAGTACGTCTTCTGTTTCTTCTTCGTCTTGCTTAGGTTGTGCACTGTAAGTAACCAAGTCAGTGATCACTAGCTTCTTCAGCGAAGGCGATACACCTTTCTTGTTCTTAAAGGTCCATGAGTATGAACCCATAACACAGACAGCCTTTGTACCGTTACCGATATGTGCTAACACTTGTTCACCATTTTTATCTAATGCTTTGATCTCATGGTTACTCTTAGCGGTAATGTAAAAGCCTTTACCTTCTTTGTTGCGAACAGAGATACCCATATCTTCCAAAGCCTTAACAGCCTTGTCCGACAAATTAGTCAGATCTACTTGATATTTGCCAGACATATCGTTAGGCTTATCAAGGAAGGGCCACATCAAGGTTGCTTCAATACGTACAGGTTTTTGTTCCATGTTAATTTCCTCAGTGAAAATACAATAACAGTATATCAGTGCATCTTAAATTTGTCAAGCAATACTCTACTTTGTATCTCAGCCATCATTGATTCTGTAGCTGATTCAGCAATAGAGTGTAGCAGTGCCAACATCATACGGTTTGATACTAACTTATCACTCTGAACATCCATCGTTACATAACCAGCATCATCCTTTCCTATCTTAATAGTTACGACAAGAGAATCAATCTCATCAAAGTTGGTAATCATCAGTGTGTTTCCTTCCAGTTGTTTCCTACTTTGTATTCACCCGTTAGAGGACAACGTAAACCCAAGGTAACACCAGCCTTCTCAATAGCTGCTACAGCGAGTTTACCAACATCATCAGCATATTTCATAGGACATTCTATCTGCCATTCATCATGGACGTTAGCCACAAAGTGTGCAGGTATCTTATGTTTCTTCAGTGACTCATGTAGGTGGATCAGACCTTGCTTCATCGAGATCGCACCAGCTCCTTGAAGTAACGTGTTAAGTGCTGCGTGTTCCGACCGTACCCATAATCGACGACCGTCAAGGGCAGGTAAATACCCCTTCTCTGCATATTTGCTAACTTTATCTTTAAGTGTCTTGAGAGCTGGCGTATTCTTAAGGAAGCGGGCGATGAGTTTCTTTCCTTCCTCGGCGCTCCCTTGAGCAATTGATCCAATCTTAGCAGGCCCTGCTCCATAGAGAAAGGCATAGATAAACGTCTTTGCTTGCGCCCTACTCTCAAGACCAGCAGCGAGTTGGTTTTTAGTGTGGACATCCCCATTGATCACCTCTTTAGTGTACTCATCATCTTTCATGTAATGAGCTAACATACGTAGTTCTAACCCTGAAGCATCACAACCAACTAAGACATTACCAGGATCTACAGTCCATACTTGTCTGCATGTTTCACCGTAGTCAGCATTGACAGCAGGAACCTGTGCCATGTTAGGGCTGTGATGCGTCATACGCCCTGTGACAGCACCGTTAGTGATAACCTTACCGTGTACCCTACCATCATCAGCAACGTGCTCTAGCCATGATGTAGCCTGTGCTATACGCTTCTGGATAAGCAGGTACTCAGCCATTGCCTTAGCCTCTGGATACGACAGCTTAGACAGGATAACTTCATCAACCATTGGCTTACCTGTCTCAGTGAACTTCTCAGGCTTCCAACCTAAAGATATCAGTCTACGTCCTATCTGATCTCTAGAGCCTGGGTTAAACACTTCAACATGATCCTTTAGCTTCTTTCCGGTTTTCTCGCTAACACGTTCCGTAATTATCGGTGGGAATATAGTCTGTAGATTCTCCTCAATGTCAGATAACTTTGTCTTAAGATCAGAGACAAATGAAGTACATAGTGGTATATCAAGTTTGAATCCATGTCTTTCCTGCTGTGCAACAATGAACTGTACCGTATGTTCGATGTCAATGCTTTGTGGTGAAAAGTCCTTCAATTCTGTGCATAGTTTGCGATGAAGTTCACCAGTAAGATTAACATCCTGGATACAGTACTCAATCATCTCTTGTGTTAGAGCAGTAAAGTCTTGGAACTCAATCTTGTGATTCCCTAATCTTTTCCCCCATGCTTCTAGACTGTGCCCTCCTTCGATACTGGGATTCCATAGCCTCGACAGCACGAGCGTATCGGAGGCCTTCTTGAGTGGTATCGTAATGTTCCACAATCTCCGAAGGTGGTAACCGTCGAAGCTGATTAGATTGTGTCCGATCACTGTGTCGCAATCCTCTATAAGAGGCTTTAGTGTACTTGGATGAGTATGACATACCACCTCACTTGTTGTCAGATCCTTCGTGACTACGCAGAAGATAACAGTCTGCTTCATGTCTGTTTCGATATCCAGCACTAAGCTCTTCATATTTGTGTACCAGTTTCTGATAGTCTTCTAGCAATATATCATACTTCTTCTCTAGCTCTGCAAGGTCAGCTAACAGCCTATCCATTACCCACATTGTTCACTCCTTACTCGGATGGCGGCGGCGCACCAAGTTGCCAGTACATCCTCGCCTTCGTATTCGGTGTCTATGTCTTCACACACCTTCGCACACGCCTCACGCTCGGCAGCAGCAACAAGGGCGGCGAAGCGTTCAAGTTCCTCAATAGTCAGATATGCCAGTCCTATTTCCGCAGGCGACCCGACAAGAACAACGCCGCTAAGGTTTGTTCCCACGCGCAGCCCAGCCTCCCGCGCTATGCGGATGATGTCTTCTCGGTTCATCCTTCTCCCCTGATAACGTCTGCTGCATCAGCATAACCTCTTCTCTCCAAGGCTTCAATACAGCGATCTAACCTCTCTTCACTGGCTTGGAAGGCTACCATCTCAGCAAACTTCTCAAAGTCAAAGCGTTCACAATCCATGCGGTTGTTCCAGCATTGGCTCATCATATCTCTAAGTGTTTGCTTCATTGTTCAAACCCCAGTCAAAGTTCTTTTCTCTATGAATAGCTAACTTAATTGCTTCTTTGATACCCCAACTGATAAGTATCTTAATCTCTTCGTCAGTCAGATCAAAGTGTACAGTAGCTGTACCATCATCATGCTCTTCAATACTTTGTACCTCAGCCATTACGGCCTCCTATATTTCACAGATTTGACAACCGTTTCGTTCTATGCCGCCTTTCGATGTCCATATGCTTTTATTGATAACTTTAGAGACTTGTATAACTTGCTCATACTGTTGCTTACCAAAGTCATCATGCTTAAAAGCCTTTTCTTTATAAGCATCACCTGCTGCTAAACAAGGAAAACAACCTACTCTATTAAATCCTGCGGCATACAAGGGGTTTTGTTCACCATCTAAAAAAGAAAATACCTCTTGTTCAGTCCAGTTTAATATAGGTAGTTTAAACCTTACTCCTTTTTTACCAAGATACTTAGGGTACTTTCGCATTATTTCATGAGGCTCGTACAGATCTTCATCAATTTTTCCAGCGTATCTTTTTGCTCTTTCATTACTTTCGTTCAATCTCATTCCATACCAAACCTGAAAACCACCTTGTTTTTCTGAAAGCTCCTTACAAAAGATGCGTGTCTCTCTTATTTTTAGTTCATCTGTGCAGTGTCTGGAACCACCACCAGGAAACCTTTTGTATTTAAGAGACTTTTCAAGGACAGAACCTCCAGTTACATGAACAATTTCTACATTGTACATGTGTTTAAGATCTTCAATATGCCTATAAGTTAGTGGGTGTTCAAACTGGGTATCACAAAAAAGACCAATAACTTTTTTATCTTTTTGAGCTACAGCTAACTTTAAACAAGCTTGGCTATCTTTACCACCTGAAACAGGTACTACAATGTCTATTGACATTACGGTCTCCTAGTAGCATCTTGCATAGCCTCTACGTAATCTGATGTCTTCCTGATCTCGTTGATGATCTCTTCGAACGAACAAACTACTTCACCCATTGTAGACCCTGTACGTATCTGCTGTAAAGCAAATCGTTTCGTATCTTCTTTCAAATCTTCATAAGTCTTCATCTTGTGTGACCTCTGATAACCTTCCTGTTGAGTGGCTGTAATAGACGTTACAGGCTGGACCTGTGACACCGCTGAAACGGTTCTTGAGTACCCTAATCCTGGTGGTATTGCGTTCACGTTCATCATCATGCTGTGCATTCCTTTCCATACCGATCACCATATCAGACAACTGTGCAATGCTACCAGATCCTCGAAGCTGACCTAGTGAAGTAGCTGCACCTTCTTCATGGCCTTTACCGTCTGGTCTCTTAAGATGACTGACAATCAACAGTGCTATGCCTGTCTCCTGCACAATCATCCTAAGCTTGGTCATGATCTCATCTAATGCTTTACGTTCATCGCCAACATCGCCAGAACTGACGACAATACTAATATGATCCAACACAACAAAGCTACATCCGAGTCCTTTAGCCATGAATCTGACTCTTGATAGTATGTTGTCAATTGATGTACTCCCAAAATGATCAAAAAGATAAACCCTATTAGTGCCAAGAGTGTGCTCAAAGGCATCTCTAAACTCCTCATCAGTGTACGCTGTGTCAGGTAGATGCAGTGGCTTGTTCGCATGGATAGACATGATACCTTTAGCAGTGCGAACAGTAGACTCCTCCAGGAACATTAACCCAATGTTGTCCTCAGTCTTACATAGGATGTGATAAACGATCTCCCTAAGTACCTGTGATTTACCTAGTCCAGATCCTGCTGTAAACGTCACCAGCTCGCCTTTACGTATGCCATAGGTCAAAGCATTAAGACCTTGCCACGGATAGTCACAAGAGGCTTTAATGGCTGGTGTGTTGATCTCTTCCCAAAGCTTTGATCCTTCGATGATCCCATCAGGTACATAGACCTCAGCAGCGAACCAGTCCTGGATATACTCCTTAATCATCTCATCTTTGAGATAGTCGTTAGCATCTTTGTGTGGTTGCCTGTGCTTGACTATCTTAGCCTTAGCACCGAACAGATCCGCTACCTTCGTAGCAGCTTGCTTACCAACTTCATCAGCATCAAAGCTGATAACAATGGTTTCAAAAGAGTCAAGATATTCATAGTTGTCCTTGCAGTCCTTTAGTGCTGATTGTGCGCCATTGCGTATGCTTACTACCGGATACCGCATACCATTCATCTGATACACAGCAACAGCATCAAACTCACCTTCAGTAATGGTAATGCTCTTACCACCTTTAGGGAATAGATGCTGTCCGAACAAAGTAGCTTTAGACCAGTCACCTTTGATAGTGCAATCAGTCTTCATTGCATCATGTCTTACCTTGTATGCAGTTACCTTGCCATCAGCATCACAGTAGGGAAAAGCTACACCACCTTCATCAGTGATCATCACACCAAAGGCTTTTAAGGCATCTCTGGATAGGTTTCTTAGCGGTATAGACTGATACTTACCATCAAGCATTGGAATCACCTTAGCAGACTTTGTATGCTTTTGTCTGAAGTTATCATCATGTTCAGACATTTTAGTATTCGTACCACAAGCAAAACAATGTGACCAAATCTCTCCTTTATCATTAACAGATACAGACAACGCATCACTAGATCCACAATCATCACAGCCAACATGCGTGGCTAAGTAGTTCACTGATTCTTCTCCTTTAACTTGAGTCGTAGTCCTACTACGATATCTACCACTTGTTCTTCTCCTTTAGCTTGGCTTCAATGGCTTTACCGAATGCTTTGATACCGTAATTACTGCCATGCTGATAAAGATACTTATCTGCATATTCATAGATTTCCTCATTAGTCAGCCCAACCCATTCACGCTTTGGTGGTGTGGTGTAGAGGGGGTTGCATTTAAATCCCATTTCATCCATATACCGTTTACTACGAGACACATCGCCGCCCTCTGACATCCACGCCACCGGATCTTGCTCTGTCTCCAGTGCTTGGCGCAGTACGGTGATTGCCTTGTGTGCCTCTCCACGGACTTCACTGTCTCTCAAAGTGCTTGGCGTTCGCGTGAAATGCCCAGTCACACTCTCCAGCGCTTCAAGCGCCATCTGCATAGCTTCTCTGCTCATGTTGTCCTCAGATTAAAAGGGTTATGCCAACAGATACCAGTGTTATCCCTAGTGTTGTATCCACCTAGTGAGTACGATATCAAATATTGATGATCATCCTTCCTGATATCCCTATCAACAGTGTAGTTATCAACTAACTTTGACATAGAGTCTCTGATCTGCTTAGAGGTCTTGTTAGGGAATGCCTCTAGGAGGTCTTCTAAGGTGGCATGGCGGCCATGATTCTCTAGGTAGGCTACGTAAGGGTTAACCTTACGCTTTCTTGGTTGTATACGCTTTCTCATACGTTGAACCCTTTAGCATTCAAAGCCTTCGTTAACTGACGCATCATAAAGTAAAAACCATACTCTTGACATAAGCGAACAAAACGATTTAACACGTCGTTAATGTTGTGGTCTTCGTGCATATCATCATACTCACCTTTAGTGTAATCAAAGGCTTCTTCAGGTAAAAACTCGTCATCAGGGTACATTTCGAACAATCCTTATGTTAAGCCCTACTGTACATAGGCTAAATAGTCTAAGTACTAAGTATATATTAAATATAAGTACATAGTATATACGTAATACATAGCCTAAGTAGCCTACATAGCCTATATAGATTTAGGGTATCAGAAAAAAACAAAGTTGTCAAGTCATTCTTCATCAATGTTACGTTTGCTTACAATGTCATCATCACCTTCATTGATCAAGCGTACATTGCCTACTGCAGCTATTTCATCACGGACATAACGAAAACAATCATTGCATAAGTCAATGTACTGGTGTGTTCGAACACTACGCCTGGAGGCTTCATAGTCACTCAAGGCTTCATTGCAGCTAATGCACCTCATTTAAGATCATCCTTCATAGAGTCAATCAACGAAACAAGTCTGTAATACTGAACATGTTCCCTTTCCGCTTCTTTGTCCGCAGCATCAGCATGACCTAGTGCAATGGCTATGTTAGCCTTAATTTGAAGCTCAATCAGGTACAGCAACTCATCCAACATCTCTTTAGTCATAGAATACCCTCTAGAATCGATTAAAACAGGCCTAGAAGCGACGATCTAGGCTAAGGTGACACCTACCTACATGAGTGCATCTTCAACGCCTTGTAGAGCCTCTAATCGCTTTGATACTTTAGTCTTACTAACAAGTTTAGATTGAACCCAAGTGTAGGATGGAAACGGCCATAACGGATCAGGTGATGCGTGACGGATTAAAACCTCACCATCAACACCATGTTTCAACACTTCGCATGGTTTACCATTAAAATAAGTCTTAATCATAGGGTTAGTCCTATAAATAGCATGAATGCAAACAATACACCAAAAACACCACCACCAAGATACAACACAAAGTCACTAGATTTATTCATGATGAAAGCTTTATAAGTAGGCATAGGACAAAAACGTTTACGGCAATGATTGATACAGCTATCAAGGCATCTTTCATTTAATCCCCTGATAGGTCAACAATGGGATTGATAACGTACTCTGCAAGCTCACTACGGTCTGCCCATTCCTCAGCATCGAATAGTGTATTGAACCTATCCATATGGGTTAGACCATCGTAAAATAGTTTATAGGTTACTAGATAACCGACAATCTTAAAGTTTTGCATGTTAATGCTCCTTGAATGCAATGGGTTTAGTAGTGGACCAGCAAAGCGCACATGTCATACAAGATTGAGTTTTGTCAGTCTGCTCAGGGCATTGAATGCCTTCGCCATTAACATTAGCAGACATAATGCCGCCTTTGTCACTGAACCTAACCCATGCTCTGCTATTTTGCAAGCCTGAGCGGATAACATCCACAATGTCTTGTTCGGACCTATGAGTATAACCAAATATCCTAAGTGCAGGGTACTCTAGCAATGCGTCAACCCAATACTGAGCATATGCTGCACTGAAGAAATCGCCTAGGATGTGCAAGCGTACAACGAAGCCTTCAGGGTGTACAGTAGACAAGTGCGAAAGCTCATCGGACAATCTAAGCATAAGTAGCTCGGGATCATCCGGCTTGATACGATGTGCAAAGGCCATGTTATTACCAAAGCAATTAGCCCATTGTTGACAAGTGCGTGAGCATGTTGATCTTTCCTCAAGTGTAAGGGAATACACTGGAAAACCCTTCCATGCGCCTTTGGTAATGGTTTTGCTGCCATTGCCAAGCTTATCATTGTAGGATACTGGCTTAAGTAACCTATGCTCATAGTCGGACACCATACGTACAGTTTTCTTGTGTATCGTAATGGCTTGAGACAATGCAGCATGATCTGCACGTAGTCGCATCATAACCTCCGTTATAAAGTTTACTTTGCATAGTACCCTCGTTGAAGGCACTATACACTGCATACTTTAGTATTATACTGTTTCTTTTTGATAATGTGAGGCGATCTCATGCCAGTTTACATCGGCAATGAAAGCCAGTGCGTAATCTCTGGCAATACCTGACGATGAAGCATGGATGTAGTCTTCAACATATTGCCTTGCTTCATCAGCATCCCAAACCTGATCAAGACCGTCGAAGATTTCTAGGTTGATTCTCCAAGTAGCGTAGTTAGTCCAGCCGTTGTAAGTTGATTTGCTCATGATGTTAAACTCCTAAGTAGATAATCAGTGCTAACAGTACACCGAAGGCAGAGCCTCCGGCGATCAGGACTAAGTTAGATGATGAAGGCTTCATGCTGGTCGACCTTGAGCTGGTTAGCGATTGCGTAGAGCTCTACCTTATCGCTCGGACGCATTGCGGATCTGATCAGAGCTGAGAGTCCTGCCGCTACTGCGTGATCGTTGCCGAGCTTGGCATGTAGCTTTAGGTTTTCTACTGCCTTGATTTGTGCCTTGGTCATTTTGATTCTCCTGGTTATTTGACGTTGCGTTTGCTTCGTCCATGTGCACAGTATGCCTGAACGGATAAGGATTGCAAGTCGCTAGGTAGGCTCTAGAGGGTCCACCATAGTCTTCCCCATTTGTCAAGTACCATTTATCAGCTAGACTATGCCGTTCATCGGCTAGACTATGCCGTTCATCAGTGACATCGCTATAGATACTGAGCTGATAGACGGTAGTTTTACACTGACAAACGGCATAGGGGGAGGGGTAACAATGTTGTTCTAGCGTAGTAGCACCACAATAGCCTCAAAAAAAGCTAAAAAGTAAGTTGTTAATGATAATCCATTACTATTAAGAAATCTCTTAAGAATCAATAGGTTATCTATAAAGCCTCTGCGGAGCCTATGACACCATGTTAATGGAGTCCCGCTAAAGCCTTGATTGCTGTATAGTCTGCACTGAATCTGCACTGGTTAAAGCACAGTCTGAACTGACAATAACCCTACAGTAGTAGTCAAGACACTTTACAACAATAGCATTTGTATGTTACAATAAGTCCTTCTATGTAGGCTATGAACAAAACATCGTATAAAAACTAAATAATAGTAGACATATAACTTATCGTCATACACTACATTGTAGATACATAAAATTATATACACCTTACAGTCCTGCCTTCCGGCAGAGAAACTATATAGAGGTAGTGATGTCCGAAATTAAAACTGAAGTTATATCTGATCTTTGTTCGCTACCTTCATCAGTCAGCCAGGATGTCGTGGCAGTCAATGAAGAAAAGAAAGTGCCTGCAAAAAAAAGAAAAAGAGGAAGACCTAAGAAGGAAGAAGTACAGAAGTACATTAAGAGACCTAAAAGAGGTAGACCTCCTGGTGAAGCAGCAAGGATCAAAGAACTAACAGCTTCACTGTTGCTGACACACTCACAGGCTATCATAAGAAAGATAGTACATAAGGCTCTTAATGATGAGGATAAGGATCAGATGGCAGCGCTGAAACTGTGTGTTGATAGGATGTTGCCAGTAAGTTACTTTGAGGATAAAGGTGCTGGTGGAGGCTCTAGAGCCATTACCATCAACATCACTGGAGTAAATGATACCCCAGTAGAGATGATTGAGCATGAACCTGTTGAAGTAGAAACTACCTTGATAGACTACGAAGAAGAAGACGATGGATCTACAAGTTAAAGATTGTTTGTCTTGTGCGGAAGCGTTGCCTTTAAATGCTTTTGGCACGTATATAAGTAGAGGGACTACGTATCACCGTACCATATGTAAAGATTGTCGAAACACTAATGAAAAAAACCAAAGAGATGATCATACTCGTTGGCTAGACAGGAAAAGATACAAACTCAAAAAAGAAAGTAACCCACAAGAAGTTAGTGATTACTATAGGGATTGGCACTTACGTAAAAGGTACAATCTTACGTTAGAAGATTTTACGTTATTGAGCGAATCTCAAAACAACGTATGCGCTATATGTGAGAATCCTGAGAAGTCTCACAAAAATTTAGTGGTAGACCATAATCATAATACTGGTGAAGTTAGAGGATTGATTTGCTCATCGTGTAATAAAGCACTCGGACACGCAAAAGATAGTAAAGCTCTTTTAGAAAAGATGATTACGTACTTAGACGAAAGAGGTAGTTACGCAGATGAGTGATTTGACTGTAGCTCTACTACCGTGGCAGCAAGAGGTCTTCAAAGACCCTGTAAGGTTTAAGATCATCGCTGCTGGTAGACGTACAGGTAAGTCAAGGTTAGCAGCTTGGACACTGATCATAGAGGCTCTACAGACTGATAAAGGTCATGTCTGGTATGTAGCACCAACGCAGGGACAAGCTAGAGATATTATGTGGACTACGCTGTTAGAGCTAGGACATCCAGTCATCAAAGGTAGTCATGTTAACAATATGCAGATTACGTTGGTGAATGGAGCAATGATATCGCTAAAGGGTGCTGATAGACCAGAGACAATGCGTGGTGTTAGTCTTAAATACTTAGTGATGGATGAGTATGCAGACATGAAACCACAGGTGTTCGAACAAATCCTTAGGCCTGCTTTAGCGGATCAGAAGGGTAGAGCAATGTTCATAGGAACACCAATGGGTAGAAATCATTTCTATGAACTGTACAAACTAGGTGATAGTGGTAAGGATCAGCATTACAAGGCATGGCACTTCACTAGTTTTGATAATCCATTGTTAGACCCTGAAGAGATTGAAGCTGCTAGAGGATCAATGTCTAGCTTTGCTTTCAGACAAGAGTTCATGGCATCGTTTGAGGCTGCACAGTCGGAGATCTTCAAAGATGAATGGATTAAAATTACTGACGAAGAACCTGAAGATGGTAACTACTTCATTGCGGTGGATCTTTGTGGTTTTACGGATTCATCTC